GGTTACCTGCTGTCGATGAACGCTTAATTCTAATTATTGATGCCATCTTTTATTCTCCGATTAAAATTCGCCACCTTCCATATTCTGCGCATCTAGCGTAGTGGAAGCTGTCCATTTATTTGTATTTGTTTTGTAAACTAGTATAGACCCATTTACTTTACCGTAAGTAGTGACATCGACATCGGCGATGTTTGACATAGATTCAACCACAGCTGGCGCAGCTAAGTTTGTCGATGAAAGTGTAAGAACACCTTCCGAAACTGCGACCGATAATGCTTGGTCTGGGGTTACAATTGCTACTGTATCTGAAATTATATTTGTGTAATTTGTGGGGTTATTGTTACGATACCCTCAACTACTCTGGTCTTTGAACCAGATGCTGAAGTGATCTCCACGTCATATAGCCATCTCCCTGCGGGAATAGCCGAAGAACTTGAAGCGGATAGTTGGAGTCTTACTTTACCGTTAGCTGCATCGTAGACAGATGCGGTAAATGGGTATGCCGTGGATGAACTGTAGGATTTTCTCATCTGAGAAGCTACAGTATACCCACTTAAATTCAGAGGTTGTCCGTTGGTTGAACTCACAGTAATTATGTTACTGTAATCACTTCCAGCGTCCACGAAAAGATTGCTAATAGTAGCCATTGACCCATCCTAAACACTATTCTTATACCTCTTTATTTATAAGATACGGAACTTGGGATTATTGCAGAACATTATGACCATTTTCCAATAGGAATAGCCATAGGTGATTTGATACTGAGAAATTAGATATTTTTTTAGATTTATTTTGAGCATATTCCCGTTCTCCAAATAAGTCTGCCAAAACTTCTCTCATTTGCCAACGATGGGTATTTGGATTTCCAGGAATTTTTGTAAATGGTTCTTTTGTATTAATTGCCCATTTTTGGAAATTTTCTGAATCAAAAAAACCATAAACTCTATTATATTTTTCTTGTGGTAATAAAATTCTATGTTCATAGATTGCTGTATACCAATCTAAATTAAAAATACATAACCATCTTAAATCAGCAATGGTTTCTATCTTCTTTGGAGAAGATTTTATAATAGGATTAAGAAACTCTATTAACCCTTCATCTACGTAAGATTCGTATGGTTCGTAAATAGTATCAGGTGTTCCAAGGGTATGATGAAACATAGCAGTATTACCAGTAGCAAACATATCATCAGTTGGACCAAATAGTTGATTCCCACACATCCCACTTACGTATATACCTTCTCTCTCATAATTTAATTGGTTTATTTGAGCAGGTTTTATAAAACACTTAAATTCTTTTTGTATTTTACGGCTAAACATACCCCCAGATTCTATAATTGAATTATACGTTCCGTAAACTCTAATTTGATCTGGATCGTTTGCAAAATATTTTAACATAAACAGTATATAAGTGCTATCAATACCACCACTCCACATAACATTAATTGGAACATTTAATGATAAAAGTTCTTTTGCTCGTTGTTCAGAGGTTTCAAAAAAAGATTTAGTATAATTTCCAACTGGGATTGGATGTTTATTTTTAGAAATTTTTAGAAAATGTGGGATATTCTCAGATCTATCATATATGGCATTATGATTGTTTAGACCAAATTTTTGATATGTATTAAAATTTTCTAAAAAGTTATCCTCTAGAAACCCACTATTTTCTATTAAGTGTCTCTCATACTGGATAATCTCAGAAACTGCATGTACGTTATAATGTAAAATCATATATCCTCAAAATGATGTTAGGGAGCCGAAGCTCCCTAATATTTAGCCATTAAATTTAATTAATGTAACTGAATCTTCTGAACCAAACCTGGAGTAAAGTAGTCAGCAAACTTCTCATAAACTTTAGAAGTAACAGATTTAAATTTAGTTTCTTCTTCAGCAGACATGCGAACAACTTCAACACCTTTCGCTTCACATTCTGCAAGAATGTTAGGAATATCAGCAACTGATTCACGACGCTCTTTACGAGCAGCATTAAAAGCAGCAGTAGCCATAATCTCTTGAGTTTCAACATCAAACTGCTTAAAGAAATCTTGGTTGACGATAATTGATGTTAAGAATAAGCTGTGAGCAGTATCATTAACAACTTTAAATGACTCATTCTGTTGCAGTGGGAAAATACGAACATATGTAGATTCACCAGCAGCGATAATACCAGCATCAGCTGCTTCATTCATTTCTTCCAGAGCGATGTCCTTGTTTGGAATTGCGCCAAGAAGTTTAAAAGTCTCAACAGCAACTGGACTGCGAGAAGTGCGAACAGTTTGACCTTCCCAAGCTGCAACAGTGTCAGCACGGAAGTTTGCTGGAACTACACGATATCCACCAGAGTAAGTGAAAGACATAGCATGAGTATTAGAATTTTTAGCAACACCTGCCAATAATTCAGTACCAATTGCGCCTTCCAAAACAGCATCAGCATGATCATGATCACGGAATAGGAATGGTAGATCTAAAGCATGCAAATCTTTGTTATAGTCAGCTAACCAAGTAGTATAGATATGGCTCATTTCAATAGCACCAGTATCAACTAATTGCATTAATTCGTTTTTAGTAATTTTCTTACCACCATTATACTTGTTTGTATAATCAGTCAACGAAAGGACTTCGATGTTAAAAGCACCATTAGTCTTAGCATTAACTTCTGCAGAAAATGCTTCTGCAACTTTCAAAAATAAGCCAATTGGCTCGTGGGCGATAACCCATTTAACATGTTTAGTAGTAGTCATTTCTTAATTTCCTTTGTAGGTACAAATACCCAATTTTCTGTTTGATTATTTAGGTCTATCACGTGTTTCATAACAGGTTCTTTGTTATTTATAATATTTTGCATTACATCTTCACTAGGAATCTCTTCTTTATTTAGGATTAAATCTACAGGTATTATTGTATCTTTAACCCCATATGTAGCATAACAAGTATAGTCAAAAAAGAAGTAATCCTTAATCCCAAAAGTATCATGGGGGTATTTTCCTCTATTATTTTGATCTATTTCAATAAAATATCCAATTGAAAGGTCTGTCATATTATATAGCCATAATAGGTATAATTTTCTTGGGTTTTCTTATAGTTTCTGGTTTACCATTAATCCACCAAAATATATCCTTACGATCTTCTCTTTGTGGACCATGAATATAAACAGGAATATGACCAGTCATAGTTTCAATTGCATTAGCAAAAACTGTAATATTATCACTAAATGAATTATTGCAAGACGCATCCCATAACTCTCCAGTAAGAAACATACATGCGCCTTTACAAATATGAACTACTGGACACATTGGACACTCACTTCTATCGCTCCAATGGGTAGAAGTTTTTACTTCTATATCTTTTAAATTATTAACATGACCAAGATGATGGGATATTCCAGAAGGATTTGTAGAAACTGCGCTTACATTCTGGCAAGTTAAAACATTGCCATTTAAATCAACAGCAATATTATCAGACCTATCCATACCACATTTTTGAGCAACAGTTTCTAATCTTCTTCCTGTTGCAATAGTTTCAACAAAATTCTTAATTTTTTGATTTATAGTTATAAATTTAGATGCTTTATAATCTCGAATTTCAAGATAAGAAGAATTTCTAAATTTAATATCTTCTTCTTCATCTAATAGTGAATTAGCCAAACCACCATCATCATATGCGTCAACAAAACTACCTTCACCAATAGTTAAATATTGTAGGTATTCCTCACCAAGTTCTTTTGCAATTAAATTCTCAAAAAACTTTTGAATATTTTCTCTACTAATATTCTTAGAGTTTATCATTGAATTTAATGATATTTTATTTTTGGGGGCGAGCCTTCTAAACAAATCTACAATAGACTGTTTAGATTTTGGGTCGTCAAAGGGATCTGGACCACGAACAGGCTGTCCTGGTCCATCATGTGATATTGCAACAGTAAAATTATATTTTTCTAAAAAATCATTTTTTTCAGAATCTAAAATACTACCATTAGTTATTACAAGATTTTCGCAGTTTGGATATTTCTTGTTTATTGCTTCTACTAGTGGTTTCATTGTTTTCCAATAAACAAATGGTTCACCACCCCAATATTCAAAAGTTACACCAGAACCTAAACCATCTTCACCACCCTCAAACCAAGTAGACATATTATCCACAAATGGTTGAACATCATCAGGGTTAGTGGAATCTGCTGTTGGAACAAATCTTTGAGAACAATAATCACACTCAAAATTACATGAGAGACCTAATTGTATTTTTACAACTCGTAAATTTTTCTTGCCAATTTCAATTTTTACTTGAGGGGAATTCTCTCTGGTTTCTGCATCAGTAATAACATTAGATCCATCTGGCCATGTTAATTTACTCAAACTCGAATTATAATTTACAAATGTTGTTTCTTGAGTTATTGGGTTAACCAAATCAATTTTGAATGATGCCATATTATATCCTATAATGTAAAATAGTCTGGTGGATTACTCCTACCAGACTATTTAGTTGGTGTATTATTAAACTAATGTCTTAGTAAAATTAGTAACACCAGTAAATAATTTATGCCCAGCTTTAATTTCAACTGTATCACCAGAACTTAATGTATTGGTTAAAATATTAAAAGATCCAATTCCATTATTAAGTTTAACTACAGTTCTATCTAGAATACCAGTAATTTGTTCTAAGTAAATTTTATCAAGAGATTCATCGGTCGAAACATTTACTGTAATAATGTCACCAGCTTGAACTGAAGATTGTGTTGTAGAAAGTGTAATTGGAGCTATAACAGATTTCCATTCAGTATAAACATCAGTTGGTGGAGTTCCAATATTAGTAATTACTGTAGTTGTATGTCCAATATCTTGACCTAGTGTTGGATCTGGATTTGCAACCAAATAAGAAAAAGATGTAAAATCACCATCTTTACTATCAACAAAAATTCTAAAAGGAATCTCTGAATAATTATCGCCTTTTAAATATACTCTTTGAGATTTATCATTTTTAGTAATATCAAAAATAGAAATTAAATTTATTGTTTCAATAGTATATAGGGATGTATCTTCCCCTAAGAATCCTCTATTTTGAAATGCCCAAAGTGATTGAGAACAAAATCTAGGATTAGATTTTAAATTATCTAACTCTAATTCTATACTGCATAAAACTTTGTTTTCAGTAAGATTTTTAAATGTATATTCTAATTTTGTTGCAGTAATATTAAAATTATGCGTAAATGCGGTTTCTTCTGCTGCTAATAGTGAAAATACCCCAGCAGAGTTGCGAAGATTGTAAAAATTTGCCATATTAGGTTTTCTCTTTAAATATTAACAGTTACAGTTACAGTTACATGCGGTTCCTACCTGACAAGTACCATAGTTACCAGACTTGGCCATGTAAACTGAGGTTATTCGTGGCGTGATATTCCCGTAGGATGAGCCACCTTGACCAGTGTTATCCAAGAATCCACCATAGTTACCCAAGTTATTGGTAAACTGACTTAGTGCAGTAGGAGGTCCTTGCACGCCACCCCATGGCACGTTGGACGCATATGAAACAGAACTAACAATAACTGCGCCAGTATTACCTTGAACAGATGTAACTGGAACGGAAACGATAACTGCGCCAGTATTACCTTGAACAGATGTAACAGCAGCAGAAATCGTTGGGTTACCAGCAACACCATCTCCGTTAGAAACAGTAATACCAGTGTTACCAGCAGTAATAGTACGAGTAGTTTTAGTACCAGCACCAGTTCTAATAATAACACCAGTTGTAGCCAAACCAGCTTCAGCAGTAAGTTCAGCAGAATATGCTTGAACGTCTGTACCAATCGCTAAACCAAGTGTGGTTCTGGCGTTAGTTGCTGCAGTAGAACCCATTAAACCACGCATATAAGATGTCGCAGTATAAGTAGAAGCAGTACCTGAACCAGTAAAATATGGAGCAGCATCAGCAGTGGAAGTTGTAGATGCTAAAGCAGCAAGTTCAGCATCATATGCTTGTACGTTGGTGCCGATAACCAATCCTAAGTTAGTTCTTGCGCCTGCAGCATCTGTGGCACCAGTACCACCAGCAGCAACACCTAGTGTAGATGTAAGAGCAGTAGCAGTGGAAGCATTACCAGAAAGAGCAGCAGTAATAGTACCAGCAGAGAAGTTACCTGAACCATCACGAGCAACAATAGTGTTTGCAGTATTTGTAGAAGCAGCAGAACGAGCACCAGAGTTAAACGTCAAAGTATCTGAGTTTAAACCAGAAGCAGCTGCATATCCAGTAACAGTATTAAGTTTAGATAATACGTCTGCAGCAGTATAACTGGCAGCAGTAAGACCAGTAGCGATCGCAGTATTAAGATTCGTGAAGTTATTATCAACTTCAGTATTAGTAAGAGGACTACCTTTGGTAGATCTTAGCGTAATTGATGCAGATGTTATATTTGCCATTTAAGTTTCCTTAGTCAATCTTATTTAGTAGATACCAGCTGTTGGAGGAGCTGTTTTATATCCGATAATTCGTTCTTTATGTTATTTATGTCTTCTGTATGTTGAGAAATTTCAGCATCTCTGGCTTCTGACCTTTTCTTTCGATCAAGGTATTCTTCAAACTCAGTCCTATTATTATTTAGGATCGCACCAGTAGCTGTATCTCGAACTAAACTGGCGTGACCTTCAACTTTCAAAAAATCAGTCATATTATGGGCAAGCGATTACTCGGAAATCCTTAATAATTGGTACTGCAGAGGTATTAGTAGAACTCATTACAAGTTTAACCTGCATAGTATCAAACGAAGACATACCAGTTAATGTATAAGTAATATCGCTAAAAGTAGGATCACCATTGTCTACTTTAATAATAGAAGCATCTGGTGTCATTAGAATATATTTAGCGTTCGCCAACTGAGCTGCATCACCAGTACAAGTCTTATAATAAACTGCTACATTTGCCTCAGCAGGAATATTAGCTGAAATCATAACACGAGTATAAGTAGATGCATTTGCAAACTTAACTGGATTTGTTACGTATTTGCTAATAGTAGAACTACCGACTGGAGCAATTTCATCAGCGAATAGTATTCTAGAAGTAACAGTCGTACCAGAGATAGCATTCTCAGCAGTGAATGTAGTATTCAATGTTAAAGTAGCAGTAGTACCATCATCAGTAAAATTAGTTACTAATGCAGTAACATTATTACCAGAAGTAGTAGCACCTGTAATAGTTACGTATTTACCGATTCCGATACCAGCCATTGCAGTTCTAACAGCAGAAACAGTAGAAGTTATTGTTCCACCAGAAGTAAACGCAAATGCACCAGTAGAGTAAGTAAATGCAGTTACATTATCTAGTGCTGATACGTTTGTATTAGTTTCTGTTGGAGAATTTAATTTATTACTAATAGCAATTAAACTTGTTCTAGTAGTATCAATAACAGGAGAAACTGAATCATTGGTAGTCGACATTAAAGCAGAGAAAGTTACTGATTTAGAGCCAGCAAGTAATACGCTTTCATTTGTTTCTGAAGCAATCATTCTAGGAGTATAGAAACTATTATTCTGTTTAGGTAATGCTGGAGAGAAACCAGAATCTAAAACATAGGGAGTTTGGCTACCATCAACTGATTTACCAGAAGTAGTTTTAATAGAGAATGATGTAGTAGTATCAGAGAATGTTTGTATCTGAACACTAGGATTAATTACATCATACTGAATATTTCTGCTTGCTTTTACTAATGTTCCGCCAGTATAACCAGAAGTAGTTGCATTACCAGTAGTACTAAAAGTATAACAATGAGTATCTACGTTGCCAATAATATGAGTAGTATAGATCTGGATTGCAGGAATACCATTAATTGGAGCAACATATTGGTATGAAGCACCTGTTACAGCAACACCAGCATTAGAACTTAATGTTAAAGAAGTGTTACTTGCAATAGCAGAAACTGAACCAATTAATACATCTTGTGAATTATATAAAGCAGAACCAACTGCTAATTCAGTAGAGAATGATGTTCCTACACCAGTAACAGTTGAGCTACTAGTTGAAGCAGTAATAGTACCTGTTCCTGGATCATTTGCATTTACGGCAGAAATATCTACAGTTGAACCAGTTGGCATTCCATGGTCATAGTGCCACACACGAACTAGATTAGAGCCAGAAACAGTTTCAAACGGATCTGTGTCTAAAGTGTCATATGGTAAAACATCATTAACAAATTCTACGTCGCCAACGACTGAGGTATTAAATACAGCACGATTAATAGTAAATTTAATGTCAGCATTATCGTCAGCAGTCCAAGTAGATGCGTTCTGAGACTTAAACATTACGCCAGCATATGGCTGCTCAGAAATAGTTCTTCCAGATCCAGGGATTTGATCTCCCATGTAAGATACCCAGACATTATAATTGTTTGAGTCAGACTGAAGAACGAAACAATATTCAGTTGCATCCTGAACATATACTGGGCTATCAAAAGTAAATGTAGTTGGCGTATCATAACTATGTTTAGAAGTTCCATCTGG